GATGCCACTGAAGCCCTCCGCGCCGCGTTACGGCAGATCATGGTGAACCCCGGACAGCCTGAGCCTCCGGCCCCCGCCCTCGGCGGATAAGGCGGGAACAAGCCTGGGCGTCCCTGGTCCGCCGAAGTCAGCAACCGGGAAACCGGCTGACAAGGGAGAACGAATGCCTGTTGATCGGGAGACCTTGAAGTCGACTATCCGCGAAGCCGTGGGCGAGGATGGAGAACTCTACGCCATCTTGGAGCAGAAGCTATTGGCCAGCGACGATCTGGCCACCAAGTTCCTGGGCGGCTTCATGCGCAACCGGGACTACACTACCAAGACCCAGGCCCTGGCCAGCGACCGGCAAACCATGGAAGGCCAGGCCAAGCAGCTCGAGGGGCAGGTGGAGCAGTACCGGCAGATGCTTGAAGCCGCCGAAGTGGAGAAGGCCAAAGTGCTGAAAGATCTGGCCGGTCACAAGATCAGCGTGGCCCAGTCCAATGCGCGGCTGAAGCACATCAAGGAGGTTTACCAGCTCTCCGACGATGACATCCCCAATATTCCCGACCAGATCGAAACTTTTCAGTCCAGGAGGCCCGTGGACACTTCTACCGATATCGACACCAGGCTCGCGGATTTCAAGAAAGAATTCCGCGACGACATCAGCAAGTACATCGCCGAGAAGCTGGTGCCTGAGCTGGGCGGCATGGCGCAGCTCGACATCGTCTGGAGTGACATCCGCGACGAGCACCGCGAGCTGACCGGCAAACGCCTCAGCGCCAAAGAGTCCCAGGAGCTGTTGAACGAAGCCGACCGGAGAAGCCGCGCCGGGAAGCCGATCTCGCTCAAAGCGCTCTGGGAGGAGAAGTACGACGCCTCCGCGCTGCGGCAGAAACATCACGACGACAGCCTGTCGAAGGAGCTGCGGGCCAAGTGGGACGCCGAGCAGGCGGCCAAGATCAGCGAAGCCGCCCTGGCGGGCGTGCATCCCCTGGGGCCGGATCAGCAGGGACTGCGCACGTCGCAGATCTTCGGGCACAAGTTCAAGGTGCATGAAGGGACCGAGCCGCTGGCCGCTCCCAAACTGCGCGAGACTCCGAGCGCCTCTGAGCGCCAGGCCGTTTCGGGCGCGGAGCGCGCCAGCCGGAGACATCTGGAACGGCGCGCCGCTGGCGTTCCCATGGGCGCTCCCGACGAACGCAAGGCGGGCGGCGGGAAGGCGGCTTAAGTGAAGGAAGGAGGTTCCCTTGGCGGACCCATTACTCGATGAGATCAACACGACCACATTGCCGGAAATCAACGACGCGGCCATCGAAGACAATTTTTTCCTGGCCAGCGTTCTCCAAGCGCACCTCCGCGCTAAATGCCTCGTGCCCTTTACCGGCGGCGCGTTCACCCGCAACGTGTTTCTGTACAACCCGCTGAACGGCGGCGCGTACGCCAAAGGCATCGGCGGGTTTAACCTCACCAAGCCGCAGACCCTGGGCTCGACCGTGTTTGATCCCAGGTATTACGTGGTGATGATTATCGAGTACCTGGAGGACATCTCCGTGCTGAACACGGGCGACCTGGCGGTCTTCTCGCTACTCGAGACCGACATGGCCAACGCCTACCAGACCATCAGCGCCATCATGGCCCTGGACATTCAGCAGAACGGCCAGATCGCTCCCCGCACGATCAACATCAACGGCTGGACCGAAGCCATCAATGACGGCTTCGTGCCATCCTGGGATGGCAATGTCTACACTACGTACGGCACAGCTTTACGCAACGGGAACGTTCGCAAAGCGCTTAATGGAAATGTCTACTGGGCAGGCAAAGCCGACGGCACCGCAGGGACTATCACCTACCCTGTTTTCAACGCAGCGTATAATCTGGCGAAACGAGGCACGGACGAGCCGGATTTGTTCTGCGCCAACAAGCCGTTCGTTTCTTTTGTTGAAAACCGCATTCAGCCGCAACAGCGCTTCGGCCAGGACAGCGCCAGCGTCAAAGACCCCTATTTCGGGGCGGTGGGATTTAGATTCAAAAACTCCGTCGTGATGATGGACGACTACTTCCCGTCCGCCCTGGGCTTCCCCTACAGCGATCCCGCCAACGGCGGCCTGGGCAACAATCTCACCGGCACCATCCCCTACACCGCACCGGCGGTTCCGGCCAACAACTTCCCGCCGTCGAGCGTGACCAGCCTGGTGGTGGGCGAGGTCGGAGTTTTCTTCAACACCAGCCGTTGGAAATTCCGCGTGTCCAACGACGTCGAGTTCGGCTTCAACCCCACGGATTTTATCCGCGCGCCCGACAACACGCGCGTGGCGAGCCAGCTCAAGGCGGCGGTCAATCTGGAATGCGTCGCGCCGTGGTCGAACACGCAGCTCTACGGAGTGAACTCTTGAGGAGGAAGCTATGCCAGTAGGCGGAACGGCCTTTTTCGGACAGAACCAGTCGCCGCGCATCACCACCACGTATCTCAATCAGCTGAACCGCAAGGGCGATCCTGCGCCTGGTGCGCCGGTCTCGACCGCGCAGGTCTCGGGCTCCATCGTGCAGCCTTACGCGGGCTTCGAGGGCGGCAAGCTGACCATCACCGACCCCTTCGCTACCATGTTCGCCGATCCGGCGGTGGGCCCGCTCTACGGCGGCGTTTACATGTACGTGCAGTTCGCCGCCAATGCGCCCACCGCCAACGCACGCGGCCAGATCGTGTACTGGTCCGATATCCTGCACTACGTCGTCACCGATGACCCGGCTGCCAGCACCAACGGAGTGGCCGGAGTCACCATCAACGCCACCACTGCTGGCAACTGGGATTTCATTCAGATCGCGGGGATCGCCGAGGTGTCATTCAGCGCCGCTGCAGCGATCGGCACGATGCTGAAGGCGTCCGGCAATCAGGCAGCGGTCGCCACGGTGATGGACAACACCTACCTGGGTACTGCTGAATTGACCGCAGGCGTCGCAGGCGCGGTTTCGCCGGTGCTGCTCAATATAATGGCGGGCTTCAACTACTAGGAGGAATCATGGCGCGGAAAGTCACTAAGATCGGATTTACGCGCGGCGGGGTGAAGCGCTCCAAACGCGGCCTGCCCGGTATGCGCGTCGGCAGCCGTCGCGGGGGACGGAGATACTAGATGCCTGCTGTCGTAATGTCGCGCTTCAGCTACCCCAAGGTGCCGGGAGACGGGCCCTGGTCGGTGGTCGACGTCACCGGGCCCACCAGCTACCCGTTCTTCGTAGGAGCGCCCGGAGGAGCCAGCGGCGGACAGGAAATCTCGGCGGCGGACTGCGGACTGCAGGAGATCGATTTCGCCATATCCATGGGCTCCAACGACGGCCTGTATTTCGCGGAAGTCTATCCCGACCACTTCAGCCCGGGGAATCCGATGCGCGGGGTGTGTCTGGCCTGGATCGTCTCCTCCACCGGAGCGCAGGCTACCGGGGGCACGAATCTGAGCGGATCTACCATCCGGCTCCTGGTCATCGGGCGGTGAAGCTAGGCGCGTGGCTTCCTTCATTGGATGGCATGCGTCTCATCAGAATGTTCTTTTATGTGACATGACCTGCAAAGGGTTAGCCCATTGGAAACGACATAGCGTTTCTCTTTGTCTTTTAACCAGGGAATAATATGGTGGGCACAAAGAGATCTGACAGATCGGCGGCAGTTCTGGCAAGTGAATTGATCTCGCTCGAGGACTGCACGCCTCCATTCTATGTATGCGCGTCGATGGCCGTTTCTCTTAGGTCCGTCTTTGATCTTGCGTTGGTCGGCGCATGTTCGCGAGCAACAGATTCTATGCAGGGGAGCATTGAGCGGAAGGGGCCTGCCGCATTGTACGCATTTCCGCGCCGCGCAGCATTGAGAGCACATCTTGCGAAGAGCGGCGCGGGACTCGAAAGATTTGCCGCAGGAGACGCACGTCCGGCCAAATATAAAATCCGGGTGATTGCCCAGCAAATGGGCCGCATCAGGATTAGTTTTAGTTCTTCGCAGTGCCGCGCAAGATATGCTGCAACAGACGATTCGCGATTTACTATGCGTAAAGCCGCGACCGCAATTGGGGCAGGTTTTAGCGAACATGTCTGCTGATTTTACAACGATGACGGCGGAGCTGGTGGGCACGGTGCCGCGCATGAGCGCGCTGCACGCGCAGCAGTTGATCAACCGCAGCTGGGCGCGCATCCGCGATTCGCGGCTGTGGTCGTTCCAGTTCGTGGCCGACGCGCAGCTGTTCGTGCCCTACGGGATCACCGGCGGATCGGTCTCGGCGACCTTCGGCTCCACCCAGATCGTGGCCGACGCCTCGGCGGCGGCGGCCTTCAATGCCGTGGCCACGGCCAACCCGCCGCTGGCCTCCCCCACTCTGGGCGTCGGGCGTCAGATCCGCGTCGGTTCGACCAACGGAATCTCGACGCCCACCGGCCCCAACTACAACATCGTCGCCTGGGACGGCGCGAGCAAGCTCACCATCGACCGGCCTTACGGCGAGGCCACGGTTTCGCGCGCGGCCTACCAGGTGCTCAAGTGCTACTACGCGCCCCCGGCCCCGCCGCCCTTCCAGAATCTGTCGCCGGACCTGCGCTTCGTCAGGTACATGTCGATCACCAACAAGAACAACGGCTACACCATCTTCGGACCTAATCTTTACTGGTCCCAGGCCCAGCTGAACGCCATCGATCCCCAGCGCGGCGGGCAAGGCGATGCTTACATCGTCGCCAACTACGGACGCAACAGCCTGGGCCAGCCGGTGGTCGAACTCTACCCCAATCCGGTCCAGTTCACGACCTACAGCGCCAGCTACTGGACGCGCTGGCCGGATCTGAGCGGGAATCAGGATCTGCCGCAGATGCCCTACGAGCTGCCCGACCTGGTGATGTTCCAGTCCAAGGCGCTGGCAGCGGACTGGGCGCTGGCCAACGTCAACACCTTCCCCGAGCTGGGGCAGACCAACTGGGTGGCGTACCGGCAGACGCAGACCGCCGAATACCGGGCGAGCGTCATCAACTGCTTCAAGCAGGACGATGAGATTTATCCGCACATCCCCTTCCGCCAGGGCCAGGGGTTCATGTTCCCCCTGGGAGGCCAGTTCCTGCAGTCGCACGATGTGACCAGCATCTTACCGAGAGGTTACTAAATGGATTCTACATTGGAGTCGGTTATGCTCTTTCAGCACTACCAGACCACTACGCCCTACTCGCCCGCTCCCTCTCCGCCGGCGGCGGTGGTCCGGGAAGCCGAACCCCTTCGTCCGAATTCAGACGAAGGGGTTTCGCGCGACCAGCCCGAGCAGCCGGAGACGCCCGCCCATGGCTAAGCCCAAAGAGGAAAAACAGTAGGACCTGCCGCCGTTCGATACTGAGGAAGAGAACGACGATGACGACGACGACGATGACGACGAAGGAGAGAAGAAGAAATGGCTAAGAACATCAATTCGTCTCTGGGCGCAGCCGAGTCCGGAAAGGTCGGGCCCCTGCGCAGCCCCATGTGCTCCAACCTGGCGATCGCCGAGAACAAGATGAAGCTCAATCCCAGCGTGGCGGCCAACACCACCAGGCCGGGAATCGCCAAACAGTCCGCGCCCATCCGCTCGCCCATGAACGGCGGGAGCATTGTGAAGTACTGATATGGCCAACGATCAATTTGGCAGGCCGCTGGTGGCCGGCGATACGGTGACGATCCAGGGGCAGGTGGTTAAGGTGCTGGACGATCCCAACTACATCAACTGCACCGTGCAGCTGGCGCAGCTGATGCCGCCTGCGGGAACCCAGGTGAACGTCCAGCTCAATACGGCGCAGGTCGTCAAGGGCTAATCCCCTTCCGGTCATGGCCGCGCCGGGCTACACCTACCTCACGCTGGGGCAGGCGCGGACAGAACTGGCCTCGCGCCTCGAAGACCCCGGCTATGTCTTCTGGACCGCCCCGGAGCTGAACGATCTGATCGCCGAAGCGGTGCGCACGTGGCAGGCTTTGACCGGCACCTATAAGCAGCGCGCCACTTTTCAGATCTCCCCCAACGGCGGCGTGGGCGGGAGCGCCTTCTACGATCTATCCAACTTCCCTTCCGGCATCCTGGGCTTCTTCGTCACCGATTCCCAGGTGGTGAACATGGCGCTGGCGACGCTGCTCGAGCCGCCGCTGACGGCTGGCTGGACCGGCACCGGGCAGTTCCAGTTCGTGCAGATCGTCAATGCGCTGCAGAACCGCATCAACCGCTGGATGACCGATACCGGCGCGAACGTGACGCGCCTGATCCAGTTCACCGGCGGCGGCGCTTCGGCGTCGCGCATCTTCCTCCCCGAAGGCGTCCTCGACGTGCGCCGCGCCGCCTGGCTCAACACTGCCAACGTCTACAGCACGCTGTGGCGCGACGACGAGTTCGCCATGCAGGCCTTTCTCAATCCCGGCTCGCTCACGCCGCGCGATCCGCCCATCGTGTGGGGCAAGTTCACCGTTCCGCCGGTGGGCCTGGAGGTCTATCCGCCGCCGCTCAACCCCGGCCAGCTGGAAACCCTGGTGGTGGAGAACGGGCCGCAGATCGGCCTCACCCCGGCGGCCATCGTCGCCTCTCCCACCTTGCTCAAGATTCCCGAGGATTTCGTCTGGGGCATGATCTTCGGCGCGCTTTCCGACCTGTTCGCCGCCGACGGCCCCATGCGCGATCCCGACCGCGCCCTCTACGCCGAGAGCCGCTATCAGGAATCGGCGGAACTCTACCGTATGAACCCCACCTTGGTCGATACTCAGATCAACGGCGTCCCCGTGTGGACCGGATCGGTGTTTGAGATGGACAGCTTCCTGGCTTCGTGGCAGGCCGCGCCTGGCGTGCCGCAGTTTGCGGGCATGGCGGGCCGCAACCTGGTGGCGTTCGGACCCGCGCCCAATGGCGTCTATAGCGCCACCATGGACGTGGTCGCGAATATTCCCGTACCCAGCGCCGACGGCGACTTCATCCAGGTGGATCGCGGCGCGCTCAATCCGCTCCTCGATTACGCTCAGCACCTGGCCGCGTTCAAGATGGCCGGGGCGGAGTTTCATAACACCGGCCGGCTGCGGCAGAACTTCTATCTCGCGGCGGCGACCGAGAACGCCCGCCTCACCAAGGGCAACTTCTACCGCTCCGCCATGCAGCTGCCCGCCCTCCGGCAGCAGGCCGAGGTGCCGAGGGTATGACGCTTCCCGAATGCATTCTGCTGGCGTTGGTGATCACGCTTGTCGTGCTATGGATCGGAGAGCGCTGGCCCGGAGGAGGCGATTTCTAAATGCAGCGAGCGCAGGGATTCGCCCAGCAGGGCAACCAGGTGGTCTACACGGCGGGGCACGGCAGCTCGACCATGGTGCAGGGGAGCTGGCCGCTCGCCACGGTGACGGTCTATGACTCCGGCACCACTACCCTCGCCGCCATCTATGCCGATAACCAGACGCCCGCCACGGTGCTGGCCAATCCGTTTACTGCCGATAGCAATGGCCACTGGTTCTTCTATGCTCCGGACGGGCACTACGACATCATGCTTCAGGGCGAGGACGGGCTGAACTGGACGATCGGCGATGTATTTTTGAGCGACACCCCGGGACAGCCTGGTCCGGCAGGACCGCCAGGCGCGGCAGGACCGCCGGGGGCGGCGGGACCGGCGGGCCCGCCAGGCAGCATCTCCCCGTGGACGGGCCCCGTGGACGGAGGGGGCTTCAGCCTCTCCAATGCGGGCGACATCAGCATCAACGGCCACTTCTACCGCTCGGGCGTGCAGATGGCCATCAACGCGCAGAATGTGGTGACCGGGTCGCGGGCGGCTGACGTGGTGTATCAGAACACCAGCGGCAAAACCCTGTTCGTCAACACCTTCTGGAATTTGGGCGGGAAAAACAGCACGCTTACCTGTGTCTCTGACGCGGTCGATCCGCCGACCACGACAGTCGCGCAGATTAACAGCAATGCTACGGCGCAGAGTGTCGTCCAGCTGTTTTTCATGGTGCTGCCCAATTACTACTACGAATGCCAGGTCTCGGCCGGAACGCCGAACCTGGTTGTCTGGGTCGAATATGCCTGAGTTTCAGCGCAAGACCGTGCCGTTTCTGCATCGCGGGATGAACTGGAATTCTCCCGTGGAAAAGCTCCAGGACGGACAGGTGTCCTGGGCCAAGAACGTGCGCGTGCTCGAGCAGGGTACGGTCTCCTCCGCGCACGGCCACACCCTGGACTTCGATGGCATCCCCGCGAATTATCTGCATTCGATCTCGCGGTTGAATGTCCTGAGCCAGGCCACCGAACCCGGCGGCGTGATGGCCTTCGACCAGAACCTGCGGCGCACTTACGTGTTGGGCGCGGATCAGAACCTCTACGTCTTTCAGGACCAGGCCACGCTGGCCAACGCCAGCCTCAATCCCGTCCGGACTCCGCAGGCCGCGACCAACGGATTCAGCGGCAATCCGCTCAGCATCATCGATGTCGAGCCTGCCGGTGCGGCGGTCGCTTGGAAGTATATCGCCGACTCCAAGCAGATGGTCACGGTGGGCTACTATCCAGGCGATGCCAAGGGCTCGCAGATGGCGCGCTGTCTGCAGATCGGCCTGCCGGTGCCGGTGTCGACCAGCATCCCCACCATGGTCAGTGGCGGGAATCTTCTCGGCGGCTATCAGTGGGCCTTCGCCTATCGCAACATCCAGACCGGCGCACGCTCCAACCCCTCCGCCGCCACGCGCGCCAACACCAAATATCCGGCCACCCGGATGACGTCGGACGGCACGCCCACCGGCACCTCCGTGCCGTTTCATGTCACGCTGCAGTTGCCCAGTGTTCCGCTCGATCCGCAGGCCGTGCCGCCCGCAGCCGATACGCACATCGTGGTGGATGTCTACCGCTTCGGCGGCAACATCCTCCGCTGGGCGCTGGTGGGAACCGGCGCAGGCGGCAGCACCTTCACCGACGACACGCCCGATCTGAATCTCCTGGCTGCGCCTTCCCCGCCGCAAGTTACTGACGCCTCCACCGGACTGACCAGGTTCAACTTGTACCAGCCGTTTGTTACCCAGGACATCCGCCGCCAGGGCAGCGGCACGCTGTCGCAGCAGGGCACGATCAATGTTCCCGGCGAGACGCCGCCCGTCAACCGGGCCATCTGGACTTTGAACGACAACAACCACGCCTTCAAGACGAACTGGATACCAGGGTCAACCATCTACGTGAATGGTCAGGCCTTCAGCATTTACCAGGTGTGGTCGGACAATATCATCGAGCTGGCCCAGGATTTGAACGGCGTGCTCACCGCTGGTGCGGTGACCTGGTCCACCAACGCGGGAACGCTCATGAGCGGCCAGCCGCTGCCGCATATCTGGGGCCCGTACGGCGTCGGCCAAAGCGGCTCCTATGTCTTCGCGTGCGGCGATCCCAACGCGCGCGGAACGCTCTACTGGACCAACGGGAACGATCCCGATTCGACCGACATCGTGAATAACATCGTCGTGACTTCGCCTTCCGAGAAGCTGGTGACGGGCGCAGTCTACGACGGCCAGCCTTACTGCTGGAGTACGGAGAGACAATTTCAGATCTTTCCCTCCTTGACGATCTTCGGGCAATTCACGACGCAGGAGGTGGCGGGAGCCAAGGGGGTGTGGCTGGAGTGGAGCCTGTCGGTGCAGTCCAATGGCCTGGCGGATCAGTCGGTCAGCTGGCGCGGCAAAGACGGCATCTACGATTGGAGCGCGGGCGGCGGGCTGGTGCGTCTCACCGATCCGCTCTATTCGTTTTTCCCGCATGACAACAATCCCGGCATCGCGCCCGAGGGCATCCTGCCGTTTATCGGCACGGGCTCGCACCACCCGGAGAGCGTCGGCAGCCTGGACGACACTCTGCCCAAATATCATCGGCTGTGCTGGTTTCAGGGGCTGCTCTACTACGACTTCGTGGCCAATATTCCGGAACCGGCCAGCCCCAACGTGGGCATCTCCAACTGGTCCACCCTGATCTGGGACTCGGTCAATATCCCCGGCGGCGGCTGGGTCTCGCTCGATCAGCCGTTTGCCTCCGCAGGCAAGCCCGAGACGCTTTATCCCATCGTGCACGGCATCGACATCGGTGCCAACGATCCCGCCTTCGATGCCACGCCGCAAACCAGCGCTTTCGGGCCCATCTACGGCCCCATGTCGCGCGGGGGCTCGCTCAAGGTGCTGTGGGGAGGCCCGTCGTCTCTGGTGAGCGGCGGCTCGGCGGGCGGGGGCACCATCTTCGACTACTACGGCCTGACCAGGGGGTTCGAATCGCGCTTCATGACCCGCGCCGAGGACGCGGGCGACCCGCGCCTGATGAAGCTCTGGGGCGATTACTGGATCGACTGCACGCCCCTGGCGCAGTTCACGGTCTATCCGCTGGCTTCCTTCAACACGCTGGCGCTCGAGCCGCGCACCGTGCCGGTAGGGCCCAGCACGCTGGGCGTGCGCATGCAGTTCCCGCTCGATTTTCTCGAGTTCGTGAACGCCGGGGGCTGGGGACTGCTCTCGCCTACTCTCGGGCTGGATGTGATCTGGGTAGGCAACAGCGGCCAGTTCGCGGCCTCGCTCAATGAATGGCAGCCCACGTTTGTCATCAAGCCGGAGCTGATCGAATTCCGCGCCACCGACCGCGACGACCAGGGACTCAACAAGGCGAAATATCTGATGGGCTGCAACATCGAGGCGGACACGCGCGAGTTCATCGATCCCACCACCGGCCTGCCGCTGATCGCGCCCAATATCACCCAGACCATCAACGTCAACGTCATCGTGGACAACAACGTGGTGGCGACTTTGACCCTCTACCATCCCGGCCAGACGGAGAAGCCCTACGGCTTTGAGCCGGTGGCCGGTTACGAGTTTCAGGTGCAGTTTCAGTTCGAGACCCAGGCCACCGTGTGGTGGCAGCTCTATAAAGTCAGCTGGATCTTCGAGCCCTGGCCGGACGACGTGGCGCGCAAGTATCCCTTCACCAACCTGGGCGACACCAGCGACAAATTCATCCAGGGCATTGTCCTGCCCATGGAAACCGGCGGCAAGGACACCACCGTGGGCGTCTGGTTCGACGACAGCAACCAGACCGAGGCCTGGACCAAGAGCACCCTCCCTTTGAAGAAGACCGGCGTGGTGCTGGATATGCCGCAGCCGATCATTGCGCACTTCATCCAGTTTCAGACCGTCACTCCGGGCCGCATCTGGCCGGAGGAAGCCAAGGTGGTGTGGGAGCCCGTCCCCGAGCTGACCAATACCTGGCAGACGCAGGAGACCGATCACGATCTGGCCACCTGGCACCATTTGCGCGACTGTTTCATTGCCTATATGGGTAATGGGGATGCGCCCGTGCTCGAGATCGATGACGAGTACGAAACCATGCGCTATACGCTCGATCCGGCGGCGGTGAATCAGTTCGTGCGCGCCTACCGGGTGCTCAAGCCGATGAAGGCCAAGTGGCACCGCTACCGCGTTACCTCGGTTGCGGGCATCCGCCTCTACGTCAAGGACACGGTGGTGCGGCTCAAGGAGTGGGGCAGCACGGGTCCGTACCTCAACGCGCAACCGTTCGGCGATCTGAGCCGAGCTTCGGGAGCAAGAATGTGAGCACCTCCGGCGTTCCCGGCCCTCCCAGCCAGCCTGCCAGCGGATGGTTCCCCAATCTCGAAGGCCTCAATTTGCCGCGCGCCCTGACCAATGGCCTGCAGCAGGGCTTTTCGCTCATTTATTCGCTGCGCGATGCGGTGAACCAGCTCCAGGCGACGGTTCAGGCCATGATCCAGTACGGCACCAGCGGGCAGCGAGGGAAGGTGAATGCGCAGGCGGTCCCCAACGGAGCACTGTACTTGGAGACCGACACCGGGAAGATCTATCAATCGCGTCTCAGTTCCAACTCGACCACCCGGACCTGGATTTTGGTGGTCAATGGAGTACCGGGGCCATAATATAACCCAAGGAGCAGGCGTTGGCTACCACGATCGTTTCGCCATCCGGCGGTTCGGTTCCCGGCATGGACCAGATCGACCATGCCTTTGGCCGGATCTATAACATGTTCGGCAACCTGGGCGGGAGTAACTACTCCACCGGAGGTTTCGGGCCCGGGGGCGTGTCGCCGCAGCCGGTATCGGGATCGGACAACTCGCTGACCGCGTTCTGGCGCGGGTTGAGCAACCTGGCAGGCACATCCGTTCCCAGTTTCCTCGAGGCGGGCGGCAATCTGCTGGGCACCGGCATGGGCGTGACCCAGGGAGGCCTGGGCATGACCGGGACCGGCTTCGGGACCACGCAGCGGGGCCTGGAGACTCTGCAGCCCTCGATCGACTTCTACCAGAAGCTGCTCTCGGGCGATCCCACGGCGGCCACCGCCGCGCTCGCTCCCACGGCGGCGAATATCGCCAACATCACGGCGGGCGCGACCAACCAGGCCGGCCAGGGAATGCCGGGCGGGGGCTACCGCGCGGCTACGCTGGCGGGCCTGCCGTTTGCGCAGGCCGCGCAGGTAGGCAATGCAGCCCTGCAGCTGCAGCCAGCGGCGGCTCAGGCACTGGGCCAGCTGGGCGGCGAGCAGGCGCAAATCGGCGCGGAGCAGGCCGGGATCGGCCAGGGCGTTTCGGCGACCGGGCTGGGCGTCGGGCAATTGGGCACCGTGCTTACCGGCCAGGGCCTGCAGACTTTGCAAAACACCATCGCGGATATCTTGTCCAAGATGGGGATCAACATTCAGGGCGGGACCGCGAACCTGTTCAGCCAGGTCGTGGGCTCGCTGTAGGAGGTCTCTTATGGGACTGTTTCGTGACATTGCCAGAGCCGCCACCGCCGGGGGCGCAGGGGCCGCCGCCGGGGGTGCCAGCGGAGGCACAGCGGCAGCGGGCGGAACGAGTGCAGACGAAGAGAGTTTCGGCAGCAAAGCCGGACGGATAGCCAAACGCGCGGGCAAATCGATAATGGAGTCGCCGAAAAGACAGGTGGGCGTGGACACCGGCCAGTATTCGGTTGGCTCCATGGGCTTGGCGGGCTCCGTTCCCGGCCAATCGTCCGACAGCGACTTTTCCAACGGACGCCGCAAGCGCAGCAACGGCAAAAACAGGGGGTGAGCCATGAGTCTGGATCTTTTATTGGGGGCCACCAGCGTGGTGGGAATGGCCGGGGGCGTCTGGGCGCTGGTGCTGCACCGCAAAAACGGCAACGGGAACGGCAAGCCCGCGCCCGAGGCGCATGTCGCCCAGATCAAGCCGCCCGCCTGGACCGAGAACCTGGAGCAGGTCGCGGATGTGTGCCGACAGGCGGGGACCGATCTCGAACATAGCCTGGGGAGCTACGTCCTGCGGCTGGAGGCGCTCTCCACCATTCCGCCGCCTCCTCCTCCGGAGCTTACGGCTAATCTGGAGCGCATTAACGACCGCCTGGAGGGCCTTCTCCGGCTGGGGCCGCCACCGGCTCCGCCGGACTTAACGCCCAGCCTGGAGGCCATCGCGGATCGCCTGGAGGAAGTGGCGGCTTCGATCCCCGAACTGGATGGCCGTCCCGAGCTGGCCGCCGCGCTGGCGCGCGGCCTGGCGGAGCTGCCCGCGCTGCTTTCCCGCCAGGTGGCGGAGATCGTGGCCGCCGAGCGCAAATCCATGCAGCCGCTGTTGAGTGCAGCGGCGGGATTTCTCACGAGCCCGCCGCCCGCCACGATTGCGGTCCAGGGCGGGACCAATTGGCCCGGGCCCCCACGGCTCACGGGTCCGGCTCCCGCTTTGCCGAAAGCGCCGAGCCCGCCGCCGCCGATCCCGTCGGTTCCGCCTCCCTACGTGGGCGGAACGGTGTGGACTCCGGCGGGAACGGTCGCCAATCTGCTGCTGTTGATTCAGCAGCAGCTGGCTCCCAACTGCCCGGGCACCTGCGTGGAGTTCCGGCTGGAGGCGGACGCCGAGGTTTATGTGGGGGCCGCTTCGTCCATCGGCGGCGCGCTCACCACTACCAACTACGCTTATGCTCTGGCGGCGGCTACGCCGCGCCTCTACCGCTCCAACTTTGCGGGCAGCTCCACCCCCATCGGCGATCTGCAGGTGCTGGCCAGCGTGGCCACGGCGCTGCATGTCGAGGTGCAACTCTAGGAGAGTCATAGTCATGGCCACACCAATCCCACCCAGACCTTCGGTTCCCACGCCGTATGTTGCTGGCACGGTTTCGATTCCGGCGAATCAGCCATCGAGTCTTCTGGACCTGATCCAGCAGCAGATCAGCCGCGACTGTCCGGGCACGTCGGTGGAATTCCTGCTCTGGCCGGACCCTTGCAATCAGGCACCCATCTGGGTCGGGGCTTTCATGCAGATCCCGGGTCCGCTCGACGTGACCAAGTACGCGTATTACCTCACGCCCATGGCAGAGCCACGCCTTTACCGCAGCTCGTATCCGGGGACTTCTACGGTAATCGGCGTGGTGCAGGTGTTTTCCCAGCCCCCGGCCAAGCTGCACGTGGAAGTTCAGGAGTAGGAGGTCTTATGGGTTTAATCCGCGATATCGTGTCCGGAGTCACCGGCATCCCGCTGGGCGGCTCGAAGCGCTCGACGAGCAATAACACCAGCTCCGATACGGATGAGACCGACGATCCCGGAGCCGGTTCCGGCTACGGCGAGAAGTACGGCACCAGGGTGCTGCGCGCCGTCAAGCGATCCACCAGGCGCATCGGCGACAAGGGGGAGGGACGATGATGACCGGCGATGTGCGCGACAAGTTCGATCTGATGGCGGCCCGCCACGATCACCGCCGCGCGGCCCAGGCCGGCGGTCCCCGGCAGATGGCGCGCGACTACGGGCGGGCGCGCGGCTCCGACCGCTTCCCCGCCAAGTCCGTGCGCAAGCCCAAACGATCCGGAAAGCGCTAATGGGAATCTTTCGCGATCTGGTCAGCAACGTTGCCAATGCCCGCATGATGGAGGAGCAGCAGAAGCTCGCCTACAACCTCAGTCTGGGCACATCGCTGCTGAACCTGGCGCGGAACCCCACGGCCAAACCGGGGGAGCGGGCCGAGGCGGCATCGCTGTTCACCGATCTGATGAGCAAGCATGGCGGCAAGCAGGGCAAGGCGCTGCAGCCCAGGATTCAGTCGCTGCTGACCGGATATATCTCCTCCACCATGGGCGGCAGTCAGCAGCCCGAAGATCAACCTGGCGGAGCTACGCCTAGCGGATTGACCGGCCAGCAGCAGCCGTTTCCCGGCGTCGCGCCCGGGATTCGAGGCATACCCCAGCAGGAGCGGGAGCAGATCGCGGGACAACTGGGCCCCCAGGCCACACCAGCCTCTTTGGCTACAGGGCAAGCTGGCCTCACGCCCGCCGCCCGGGCGCAAACGCAGATCCGGCAGCAGCGCGGCGGCTTCGGCGGCGCGCTCCGGCATCTCGCCGGAGGCCTGGGCACGGTGGGGAAGGAGATGCTGGGCGTGCCTCCCGGCCAGCCGGAGACGCCGTGGGACCCCAGGGCCTTCCAGATGACCCCGGAGCAGCAGCGCCGCTATGACTACGAGGAGAACCTGAAGATCGGCCAGGCCGCAGGCCTGCACGGCGATGCCCTGACCAATTATGCGCTCACCGGCAAGCCGCCGTCCGACTTCGGCAGGCTCACCGGGCCGACCGACGCGGAGATCCAGCAGGCGGGCGAGCAGTTCGACAGGCTCATCGCGCCCCAGATGAAGCAATCGGGAATCGATGACCAGCGGATGGCGGCGGCGCGCGTGCAGTACGTGGCGGGTGTGAAGCTCGCCAATATGCCGCCCGAGCAGCTCTACACCTACACCGATGCCAACGGCGTGCCGCAGACTGTCGTGCGGCGCGGCGGCATGTGGGTGGACTCCAACACCGGCCAGCAGGCGGCGCTCCCGGCGGGCGTGCAGCCCGCGAGAATCGGTCAGCAGCGTGCTCCCACCGCAACCGACACGGCCCGCAGTCTGGCCGAAGCCGGATACGCCGCCGAAGTCCTGAAAAAGCCGGTGAGCCAGATGACGGACGAGGAGCGGCTCAAGGCCTGGGGATGGGGACGCCAGAAGATGACCATGGACCCGAGATTTGCGGTACAGATGGGCACGGTGCCCAGGACCCAGCAGAATCCCCAGGGCGATCCGGTCATCGATCTTTACGCCGAGGAGTTCATCACGCGCGGCTTCACGCTTCCCGGAGCCATGGGCGGCCAAGGCTTCCCGCGCCAGGAGCAGGTTGCGGCGCGCGCGGTCGAGATGCTGCAAACGGCGGGTTACAGCATCGGCGATCTGCCCGGTATCCGCGAAGGCATCAAGGCCAACGCGAAGGAGTTTGACAAGGTAGTGCAGATGGGCGGCCAGCTGGCCATCTTCAACGGCACCATCCAGTCGAACCTCGCCAACCTGCGCGTGCTGAACGCCAAGTACGAGCGCAGCGATTTCCCGTTCGCCAACCGCGTGTGGAATGCCTGGACCACCGGCAAGGGCGACACCGGCGCCGTGAACTTTGCGGCGCAGCTTCACATCCTGGCCATCGAGTGGGCCAAGGCCATGACCGGGCTGATGTCCAATGCCAACGTGCAGGTCACTAGCGCCGCCGACGCCGAAGCCATCATGTCGCGCTACCTGTCAAAGTTTCAGGTCAACGAGCTGTTCGATCAGGTCATTGTGCCCGATCTGCAAGGCCGCGAAAACGCCCAGAACAGGGAAAAGAGGGACCTGCAAAACGCCATCCGCAACTTCGGCACGCTCACCCCGCAGGAGCCCACGACCGGCGCGGCTACGCTGCCGCCGCCACAGAAGCAACCTGCGCCTACGCCTACGCCAACTCCTGCTCCGGCGCCCAGCCCCACTCCCGCGCCCCGCCAGGGCGGCCCCGGCGATAAGGTAATAGAGTACCTCAAGCGGCATCCGCTGCCGAAGCGATAAGCCATGGCCGACGAAGCCCTGCGCGAAAAGCAAGAACAGGAAAAACTCGCCAAGGCGCGCGATCAGGCCAAGCGGGATGAGATGGCGGGCTGGATCAGGCGCACCTTCTCCGATCCGGAGTTTCGCGCGCTCGACAGCAAGGACAAGATCAGCATCATGGAGCAGGCCGATCCGGAGTTTCAGTCGATTCCCGATATGGCCGACAAGGCGCGCGTCGTTCAGTCGTACCTGTACCAGGTTCCCAAAGGGATGCCCTCCACCGGCAGCGCGTGGCGGGACTTTGCGGAGAGCTTCGTGGGGGCCGCGATGCAGCCGGTCTACTACGGCGGCGAACTTGTGCGGCGCGGCGAGCAAAAGCTCTTCGGCAAAACGGGCGAGAAGCTGGAAGAGATGGGCGTGCCCAAAGGCATGGTCGAGTTCATGGGCCTGGAGGGGCATCCGTTAGAGCGGCCCGAGACGCAGTATTTTCTCCGCCCCACGGAGAGCTTTGCGGGCAAGGCAGGCGCGATTGCGGAGCCGATCGTAGAGCTGGCGCTCGCGCCCGAGCTGAAAGCCACCAAGGTGCCCAAGCTGCTCAAGAGCGGGCAGGCGCTGATGCGCGCGGGCAAGCCCGTGCTGCGCGAGACGCTGCCCTCCTTCCTGGCGCGGTCGGCCACCGAAGGCGTCAAGCTGGGCGTTCAGGCCGGGCTGCACGGAGACAAGCCGGTTCCCGGCGCGATCCTGGGAGCCTCGATGCCCATGGCCGGCTGGATGGTGAATAAAATCGTCGCGCCGTCGCTGGCAGGCAGCGCCCGCTGGCTCTACAATCGCGCGCTCAATCCCACCACCAAAATAACCAAGGGTGAAACCGCCGAAGTTGTGCCCGAGCTGCTCGAGCGCCATTTCTGGAGGGCCACGTTCCCGCGCCTGAAGGATGCCGCCGAGGAGAACCTGGCGAATGCCGAGCAGGGCGTCGGTCAGGCCGAGGCCGCTGCTATCAGACGGTCGCAGCGGACCTACACCACGACCGGATACTACCGCGTGAGCCGCACGCCGCCGCCGCGACCGGGGCCGGCCACCATCAACGTTCCCCCGGCGGGCGGAGCAGGGGCGGCAGCGGGCGCGCCTGGAGCCGCCCCAGCGGCAGGAGGCGCGGCGGCGATCCCTGGCGGGGCGGGGCCGCTGGCGCAGGCGGGCGGGGAAGAGATGCTGGGGCCGGAAGCCGCCGCGCGGGCGCGCCGGTCACAGGCCGCCTGGGAGCGGCGGCGGCAGTTTTCCGGACGTGGTGCGCCGCCGCCACCGCGAGGCGCGCCTGGTGCGGGAGCGGGGACGGCGGGCGCGGGAGGCAGGGCGGGGTACGGCGTCTACACGGCCACGCCCGGGCTCGTGGACGTGAAGCCAGTCTTCGACAGGCTGCAGGCCGAGTTGGCGAAGACGCATGTGAGCGGAGTCTTCCCTTCGCCCCAGGCCGGGACTCTCTACAACCAGTTGCGGGATCAGCTCAACCGGCTGGCCATGGTGGCCCAAACCGGCTGGACTCCGCAGGGCCGCTACGGCTGGTACATGACCCTGCCGCAGGCCATCAAGTTCCGCCGCATCCTGGATAAACCTCTGGGGCAGGCGGGCGTGTTCTACAACGATCCCGCCTGGGCCTCGCTGTTCCATGTGCAGGAGATTGCCGCCAACTCGCTGCGCGGCGTCATCAAGGACAATTTCCCCGAGCTGGTCAAGCCCTATCAGGAGTATCACCTCTGGAAAACCGGCATCCACATCATGGAGCAGACCGAGAGGCGGAAGATCGGCCAGATCGGGTTGCTGCATGTGCTCGCCACCGCCGGCCCGCTGGTGGGGCGCGGGATCATGGGAGGTGATATCGCCTCTGAGCTGGGGGAGGTGGTGCTGGCCAACGCCGCCATGTCACTGGTGAGTTCCCCGGGAATGCAGACCATGACTGGCGTGGGGTTCCAGCGGATCGCTGACGCGCTCGAGAGCCGCAACGTGACGGCTTTCCTGCAAGCAGCGGGGACGGTGGTGAGGCCGCGCCAGGACCAGGAGGAGGACTACAACGTTCCGCCGCCCGTTCCGGGGCGCGGCGGTGAGCCCGCGCCTCGGGCGGCAGCGCCAGCAGGCGGACGCGGAATGCCAGTGGTCGAAGCGGCACGAGGACCGGTGGCTGCGGAAGCAGGCCGGGGAGCGCCCGCCGTGACGCCGAAGACGCCTGGTACGGCGGCGGCGGCTCGGCCCAAGCCGAGCCCCTTCGCCCAAAGCGCCACGCCGCCCCCGGGAACGACCTGGGAATACTGGGGTCTGAAGCCGCCGGTGGGGAACCAGCCGCCCCAGCCCACCGGGGAGTTCCGGCGCGGCCTCCGGCTGGAGCGGCGAGCGCCCCAGGCGGCACCGCCGCGCGCCGCCCGGCCTCCTGCCGGAAGAGCAGGGGGTCGGGGACGGCCGGATTTCACCGCGCAGTACCAGCAGGTAGGGCGGGCGACAGGCGTGCCTGCCGGTCTGTTGCATGCCATCGCGCAGTTGGAATCGAGCGGCAATCCGGACGCGGTTGGCGGCTCCGGCGAGATTGGCCTGATGCAGTTCATGCCCGCTACGGCGAAGGCGTTGAAGGTAGATCCGCGCGATCCCGAGCAGTCCATCCGGGGCGCGGCCACGCTGCTGCGGCACCTGATGCAGAAGTACCGGGGGGATATCGCGAGCGTGCTCGCGGCCTACAACGAGGGGGAAACCGCCTTTGACCGGCGGCGGCGGCGCGGCCAGGCGCTGCCCGCCATCACCCAGCGCTACGTGCGCAATGGGCTGGCACTGCTCGGGCGGGGCGGGCAGAGTCTGGCCGGAGCGCGCTAATAGCGCTTCCTCCCTTTTAGCCGTTCCCACATTCCTATGGCGCAGCCCGCCAACATTACCACGGCGAAAATGGCCCCAAAGATGTAGAGCGGCTCACGTATGCCTAGAGCGTCCAGCACCAGAAGCACCATCACGAACACGATCATTCCTCCTCCTTCCACTTGAGCCCCAGCCGGTCGTTGGGGGCGTTAGCGAGATCCTGCTCCGTGCCCAGATAACGCTCCGTCGTCTGGATCGACTGATGGCCTAACAGCATCTGGATCTGTTCGAGTTTGCCGCCGTGGGTGCGGCAGAGTTTGGCGCAGGTGCGCCTCAGATCGTGGGCCTTGAGGGTCACGCCGATCTCGCGGCCATAGCGCGCCGCCAGCCGCAATATCCCGCTGCCCGAGATGGAGTCGCGGGTGATCTGGCCGTGGCGGTTGACGGCCCTGAGGATGCGTCCGGTGGAGAGTTGTGCCGCCTCCTTCCAGCGGTCGATGGCGATCTTCACCCACCCGGGCAGGGGCACCGTGCGGATGCGCCCCCGCTTGCCCCGGATGTCCACCAGGCAAAAGCGCCCGTCGCGCTCCCCGACGTGTTCGAAGGTAAGTTGTGCTGCCTCGGCTCTCCGCAGGCCGCAACCCACCAGCAGGGACAGGGCGCAGCGGTCGCGCTTGCCCTTGACGGTGTCAGGCTCCGGGGCCTGGATGAGCGCCTGGGCCTGCTGCTGGGTCAGCCAGTTGCCCGCCCGGTTGCCGCTCAGCCGGACGTTAGGCACCTCGTCGATCCCAGCGGCGGTGGCAGCGTCGAGGTAGCCGTTGTGAGCAGCCTCCCGGGCCAGCTTGCGGATGGCCGAGAGGCATATGTTGATGGTCGAAGGCGCAAGGCCGCGCTTCTCCAACTCGGCGCGCCAGGCCTGCACGCTGGCGCGGTTAAACGGAAGCGCGCAGGCGGCGCGCCAGTCGAGAAACTCGACCAGGGCGTGGCCGTAATGGCGCTTGGTCTCTTCGCTCGAGACGGTGTCAATGACCAGCGCGAGCACGCTATCGAGCGAGGCGGTTCGGGGGACGAGGGCGAGGGCGGTCACTAGAGGTCCTCCTTCCGCTGGTGGCTTCTGAGCTTGGGCTCTTCGCAGTCGTGGCCGCGCCTCAGAGCGCGCTTGAGCGTCATCTGGCCGCAGGCGCAGCGCGGCTTGTCGGTCGAGCGCGGCGCGCCGGGACCGGCCCCGCAGGTGCGGCGCAGGGCCGCCAGCTCGCGCGCCCGCTCGGTGCCGATGGGTTTGCCGCGCGCTCCGGCGACGGGGTTGTTCTGGGGATTTTCCGTTCTCATGGCTGCCTCTCATCGTTGGCCAGCGCCTCCAGTAACTCGCGCGCATGGGCTATGGTATGGGCCAGTTCCTCGCGGACGAAGTGCGCCGCGTCGGAAGCTTCGCTAGGCATCATTTCGAGGCCCCCCTCCAGGGCCTCGAGATTGGTAAGCAGTGTCTTGTAGCTCATCCTCTGAACCTCCGCTCCTCCAGCCGCGTGATGCGCTCGCCGTGGTCGTTGAGCTTATCGCCGAGGCGCTCGTTGAGCCGCTTCTCCAGCTCGACTAGCTCGAGCTTGATCTCGGTACGGACCAACTCGATTTCCTTGCGAATGCCGCGCGCTTCCGCGTGCATCGCCCAGATGAACGGGGCGGTCACCACAGTGATCAGCACGCCTCCGATCGAGGCCACCAGCTTCCACATATCGGGACTCATTCGGCCTCCTCGCGCGCCCCAAAGCCCGTGGCGCATAGGGCGCACTCGTTCACGTGATAAAAACGAGCCTCTTTCCCGGAGAGATACGAACACTTATTCCGGACCCCGTGGTAGGGAAGGCCATTCTCGGTGGCGGTGACGCGGAAGAATCCGCCGCGCGTGCGCAGCCAGCGTACGGTGACGACGATGCCGGATATCAGACGGCCCGCCGAATCTTCCCACGACACCGCTTCGCCCGGGCTGAAATGTGCTCTCATTGCCGTTACGTCCTCCTGACACTCGATCTTCTTGCCTATGTACAGCTGCTCGTCTTTCAACTCCTGCCGCCGCAGGTGACGGCGGTGCCCGCAGGCGAGCAGCACGGTCGACCACTCGCCCCAGCCGAGGATGTGCTCGATGGTGGTCATTGCCTTAGCCTCCGGCTTTTCGGGTCGCGGTACGGATAGCCGCACTCGTCACAGCGCAACTCCTGTAAACGCCAGCCCTTCCTGATATGCTCCGCAGCGCATTGGTCGCGCATCAGATCCACCTCCAGGTGATCAATCTGGTGCATCAGTTCCTCGAAGGTCTCAGTTTCAATCACTGCCTCGACACTGAATATGCGCCCGCTATCCCACTCGGCCCAGAAATGCACTTGCGCCTGTCCAGGCGAGATCTCGACGTCTCCGAACCGGATCTCCTTGCGCGGCGCGGTCGAAACCTTGCGCGGCAAACCGCTCAAACCGGCGGATTCGGGATTGCCGTCATCGGTCGAAGCCTCGAACCACTCGCGCATCCATTCCCAAACACCGGGCGCGCGTTCATCCCATACCGTTTTGTCGCGCGACCACACGGACCATTTGAGGTCTACCGTGCGCTCGTATTTTTCATTGAAATGCTCTGATTCTGGCGGATCTGCAGAATGCATCGGATTTTGTAACATGTCTATGTCCTTTTCTGCGGCTGTGCCGCATCTGCGATACGTTGCAATTTCACGGTACCACGGTGGTACCGTGCTCGATTCCGTTGTGCTACACTGAGGGCGTCTATTGTCCTTTCACTCGGGTGTGCCACACTCGGGCGAAAAACGGCGGGAACGCAGGTTCCCGCCGTTTTATTTAGCGTCATGGCCGTGCCTCCCGGTAGCGCGGCACGAAGCAGTGTTCCAGCTGGCCGGTTTCGCGGTTCAGACACCGCCGGATACCGGCGATATCGTGAGTGAAGTCGTCCTTCAGATACTGCTCCGCCCGGTCGAAGTCTTGGTGACTGCCCGCCATGATGCGGGCAGTGCCGGCAGCGTCGTCCAGGTGCTGGCAGTAATACTCCGCGCCCTGGAGGGTCACGCGGTAGTCGCCGTATTCGTCGCGCCGAAACTTCCCGCCCAGGCGTCTGATGTACTCGCGCGCGATGGCCTGGGTCAGGCGAGGGCCCCTCATGCCACCCTCCCGATCTGCACAAACGCGCCGCTCTCAAGTGTGCGGATCTTCCGGCCTTTCTCCCGCAGGCCCACGATTACGCCTTTCGGGTCGAGGAATCTCAGGTCATGCTTGTCCCCGTCGATTACCTCCACCCCGTGCCAGGTGGCGGGCTTTCGGCCACGGAACACCACCGCTACGTTGATGCCATGCTCCAGGGCCTTCATGGAATGCTTGAGGTTTTCGCCGCTATAGCTATAGGTCAGATGATAGTTCTCCATAGTCCTCTCCCATGGCCTGTCGAGCTTGGTGTAGTCGTAGAACGGCACCCTCGGGAAGCGCCGCGCCATGGTGCGCGCGAGCTTGGGCTGATCTGACGTTCCGTTCAGCCGCTCGGCGGGTTTGAGTCCCCGGTTTTCGGCTTCCAGAATCAGCTTCTCCGTGTCCCGCTCCAGCCGGTCGCAGAAGCCGTTGAAGTCCGCGATGTAGTCGAGCGTCTTGGCGACGCGGGCTTCGAGGATCGAGGGGTAAACCTCGCTCATGCCCGATTGGTTCAGGCAGGCTAACGTGCATTCTTCACTTCTGCCTGCACACATCTCATGCACGCCGTCGGCGGATTTAGCGGGCGCGAGGTAGAGAATGGCCGTGAGCCATCCCCAGGCCTTGCCCTTTTTGGTCTTAGCGTCCCGGTCGACACTAAGCAAGTCGTATTTTGCCATTGTCTATGTCCTCCTCTTCGTCGTCGCCGGTCCCGGCGCGGGTAGCGATGAGGACATCGCCCGCGATGCCGTCGTGCCACGCTATGCCGGTCTCGCGGTGGGCGATGCGATCAGCTTCGACGTTGCAGGGCAGGTCGTTGAGCTTGCCCTCTTCGTTGAGATACATGACCGTGCCGCCGTTCAGCTCCAGAGCTTCGATCAAGCCCCCGGCGTAGCGCTGTAGCTCATCGAGGGTGAAGGTTTTGCCATTGGCGGGCATGACGGATTCGCCTGCCGCGCCTGCTTTAATCCAGAGTGCCATGTCTTTTTGTCCTTTCGTTGTCTTGTGCTTATTCGTCGTTGTCGTCCAGGCTTTGCTCCAGCCCGTTGGCGGTCCGGTCGATATCCTCCACGATCCAGTTCAGCGCGTCGCGGAATTGCTCCACCGCTTCGCGGCTGGTCATGCACTTCGCCGCGATATTGAGCGGGGCCAAGAAGCGCTGGACCGCCCGCAGTGCCGCTAGTTCGAGGCGTTCGTCGGCGGTTTCCCAGATGCAGTCGAACAGGTCCTTGGCCTGTGCCTGAGTCTGCGCCTGCAGGAGCATGGTCTTGAACATGTGCTCATAGTCGGGAGTGAGCACGATCTCGTTTGGCATCGTCTTGTCCTTTCGTTGTCTTGTGCCTACTGGTTGCCGTCCTGCCCCTCGGGCGGAGTGAACTCCATCCTCCAGCACGTGCTGCATATGCCGCTGAGGAGCATCTCTCTTTCCTCCCTGGGGACATGCGGCATGGCCTTCTGGATAAGTGCGCCTCCGGCCCAGGCGCGCCACTGGTCCTCGGTGCAGTGAATGATTTGGGGCGTGCCGCAGCTTACGCAGCAACGGACAATCATGGCCGCTCCTCCCCTGCGGGTGCGAAGTCGAAGGCCAGTTGTGCGGCTTCGAAGCTCCGGCCGCAGTCGTAGCATTCCCAGGTAGCGCCTTCGAGCGGCTCGGTGTAGCGCCCGCCGCAGTGCGGGCATGGCAGGCCTTCGACTTCTTGGTTGCGCTGGTCCTCGTCTTCGTCCAAGCGGCGAGGGTCCTGGTCCTCGGGCATGGTGCAGTCGGGGCACAGGCTCAGCCGCACTCCGTGGCGGAGTACGGAGTACGACGCGGGCACGCGGCAGCGGCCGGCGACGTGGTTGATGGCATCGAGATCACATTGGCATTTCATACGTCTATGTTCCTTTCCTTGTGCTTCAAGCGTTGACGTTCAGGTCCTGCGCCAGCGACTGCGCAGCCTTGTCGGCGGCATTGATCGCGGTCTGTTTGGCCTCGTCTGGCGGGAGTTGGCATACGGTAACAAGGTAGTTGTAGACCCAGTTGCCGATCTGGTTTGCGATGTGCTTCAGCCGTTTGTCGTTCATGTAAGTCCGGTCCTTTCGTTGTGCGCGTTCGATTATTCGCCCGCGCAGGCGGAAACCCGCGCGGGCTTTCTGGTTTAGGTGTGGATGTAACCGTCGTACTCCACCCCCACATACATGCCCCACCGCTGGAAATACCAGTGGTCCCGGTTGTGCCTAAGCTCGGCGAGTATCTCCACAGCTTGGTCCGGCCATGCCCGCGCGATAGCTTCGAGGACTGCCTGCGGGATTTCGTCCCCGTCCAGAGGCTCGTAGGTATTGCCCACAGGCAAGCCCGTCTCCCTGTCGGCGTGGGCGTCAAAGTCGCCGTTCGTCCATACGCGGCGGGATTCGTCCCAATCGAGGGTGTAACCATCGGTTGTGCGGAACTTTCGTTGTGCCATAGTCTAGTGTCCTTTCGTTGTGCGCGTTCGTTTATTCGCCCGCGCGGGCAGGCTGATGTCCCTGCCTTGCTCGATAGCCGTCGCACAGCTATTGCAGTAGGCGTACTCCGGGCGGATGTGGACCAAGCGTCCGCAACCCTGGCAGCGCTTCTCCACCGATTCACGCTGTGTGCGATGGTAGAAGGCTATGTCCTCGGCATCTTCGATGTCGTAGAAGCCGTAGTTATCGTCGTAGTAACTTGCCATTGTCTTTGTCCTTTCGTCCTAGAACGGGGGGAGAGACTAAGCTCTCCCCCCGGTCCTGTAGTTCACACCATAAGCAGGAGTTGCTCTGCCCCGTACACGCGTGCCATGCCGCATGCCTCGCAGACATACCGCTCGGCGTCAGGTTCCACTCCGTAGGCTTCCGCTCCACACGCGAGACAGAAGCCTCGGCTATCGTCTTCGTCGATAGCTTCGATGATTTGTTCTAAGCTAATCTTTGCCATTGTCTTTGTCCTTTCGTCCTAGACTTCCTTCCACGTCCAATCCCAATAGGCGCCGGTCCCGTAGTCGCCCGCGTGCGAGCCTAACTCGTACAGCGTCACGCCCTGTAGCCAGTACAGGCAGTAGTCTGTGTGGAAGGTATCCCTGCCGTCCATGTACTCTACGCCCTGCCATCGCTCGCGGACGTAAGCCTGCACGCCCTTCAGCGTGGGAAAGGAGCGGACTGTTACCGGTCCACGGCCTTCTTCCTGGAATCTCACGGTGTATGCCATTGTCTATGTCCTTTCGACCTGTCTCTTCAGCACGGGTAGGTCAACTCCCATGGACCACGGGTTACCCCGTGGTTTCGACTCAGTTCACTTTGGCTGGATCTTTCCAGACAGAGCGCCCGTCAGAAAGGGGAATGTGATCAGCGGGGATGTCCGTGAAGTACTCTTGAGAGACTTCCTGTCTCAAGCTTGCGAGTATGTCCGTAGCATCCACGTCGGCGGGTTCCATCTCTTCCTCCGACAGCCATAGCAGATACCGTATGGCACTGGTTAGCTTGCCTAACGCCGTAGTCTTCTCAATCCTAGTCATGGTCTATGTCCTTTCGTTGTGCTTCAAGCGTTGACGTTCAGGTCCCCCGGTGCAGGGATAGTCCCGCAAGGCTTGGTTCCAGATCAGGCGAACGTCTTCGCCCACGCTGTAGCCGTGCTCCCCGCGAATCCTCCGGACATCGGCGTCGGCCAGGGCTTTCCAGATCAGGGTACGGCAGGCTAGCACCTGTCGGCAGTTAAGGCATTTTCCGCAGCGTTTGTGCATGTCTAGTTTGTCCTTTCGTCGGGGTTCAGTGAGGTTAAGCATCGTCTATGTCCTCTCCGTCAGCCTGTCTCTTCAGCATGGGGGAGGCTATCTCCCATGGACCACGGGTTACCCCGTGGTTTCGACTACCACGTGGACAAGTCCCCCCGTATCGCGCGTGCTGCGGAGTAGGAGTCCCAAGCTTCGTTCCGCTTTTCGTCCTGCGGGGACTGCCACCCCTTACCCTCACAGCGAAAGCAGATACCGCCCGGTCCCGTGGGCTTGCCGTTGACCACAGCGGTGATGAACTGTCCCGTCCCCCCGCACCGCTCACAGCGGTGGCCTAGGACCGTCTTCCCGTCGTGGACTTCCCCCGTGCTTTTCCGTAGGTAAAGTTTCATGTCCATGTCCTCTAGCCTGTCTCTTCAGCATGGGGAGGCTGTCTCCCATGGACGGCAACATCTCACGACGTCGCCGTTTCGACTACGACTACGCCTTACGGCTAAGCTTCGAACCGTTGGCCTTGATGAACCCCTTAATCTCGCCGGCCATGCCCAAGAGCCTCTCCCATTGCTCCACGTACAGGGTGAAGGGGAACCGTCCCATACCGTAGACCGAGAGAGCGCCCTTCTCCGATACCCGGAGGGTTAACCCGTTAGCGGGCTTCGCTCTGAGCGCTTCGTTCTCCCGCTGCAGGCGCTCGAGTTCCACTTCAAGCAATAGCTGTTGCTCGGTCTTCACCGGGATGATGGGGGTTGCTGTTGGCGTGGTGTCTACCCCGCCGTTAATCGATGGACGAATCGTCTTTGCCATTGTCTATGTCCTTGTCTGCCGAGCCTTCCGGCAATTTCGATCGTGACCGAAACAACGCGGCAAGTCAAGCGGTTTCTGCGGGCAACTGTGAGCGGCCGCACAAACTGCCGGGCGGCCGCTCGGACGGCCGGACGGCTGCAAACGGCGCTCAGCGCCGTTTGCAGAATGCCGATTGCTGAGGCGGAAACAGCCCGCCCTGCAATCGGCGGACACCTACCCAACCCGTTACACCCCCCCCTCGCAAATTTAGCGCTAAAGTGACTAGGACTAAGGGCATTGTCGTAGACTGATAGCGGGAGAGGGGAAAGTCTGTCTGCGTGATAGGACTGCGAGGGTAAGTGTCTAGCCTTCAACAGGATAGCAGCGAAGACAAGGCTCGCGCAAGGGGGTAGGGCGCGTTAAGCGTACCGTTACGCTCGTTGTACCGATAGCGCGGTAATGCCGTGCTGCGGCACGGCGGTACCGGAGACCGCGTCACTCGCGGCAATTCCGATTACCACGCGTTACACGCCCCCTGCTATCACCGTAGGCCTACGGCATAGACCAAGGCTAAGTCCACAGCAAAGTCGTAGACTCGCGTGCGCGTAGCGCGTAGCGCGTAGCGCGGGACGTTGTCCGGGGGCCTGGCTGGGCCTAGGCCCTATTGACCTCATCCCCGGATAGAATTTTCCGGCAGAATTTTCCGCCGGAATTTTTCGCGCATTTCTCAACGGATTCTCAACCAAAAATCAACACAAGCCATTGGTGTCACGGTGGTACCGGAGTGGGTATAAAATAGGATGAGCCACTCCGCAGGAGAGCACCGAGGGGTATGAGCGAGCCAGATGTGTTGAGAGCACCTAGCCGAGCGAGCGAACGAGCCGCATAGCGGGGAAATTTACCGCTATGCGGTAAAATTGCAGCCAAGCACTCCCTCCCCCTCCAACCTCCCCCTCCCTCTGGGGGAAAGTTCCATGGAATTTCCGTGGAGTTTCGGGCGGCTCAATCTTCCGCATATTTTCCGCATAGCTTCCGCTTACGCGGCATGACGTTTGTCTCGCTGTTTCCGCCGGCAAGCGTCACGGCAAGGTGTAGCGATTCCGCCACATGGTCCTGTACCCATAGCTGAAGAGGGCGGCGGAATCAGTACCTGGGATTTCGCCTGGAGTGTTTCACGTGAAGGGGCTGGCCGGGTCTAGCGGGTCCTGGGCGGTTCTTAGAAAATCTGGGGGAGCAGGTTCCCGGGCCTGCGCCCCCGGGAGGAGATCGCTTTTAACTGCCCAAATCCGGCGGACAGCCCGCTATTCCGGCAACCGTTGATGCTGGGAGATTGCAAGATCCACAACAACCCGTTGCCGCAAGACGCCCGGAGGATGCCGGGGCGTTTTCGGGTGAATTTTCGAGCTGTCCGTCAATTCCCGAGTATAATCCTAGCCAATGGCGCGCATGGTGAATCGATTGATCGAACCCCAGACGCGCCGCCGCCGGGTACCGCGCGAGGTCTTCGGGTACCCGGGGACGGAGAATTATCTGGAGGGGGAGCCGCGTCCTCCGGAGCGGGTGCCGGGCGATCCGGCGGCGCTCGAGCGGCTGCGCACTTCCAAGGCTCGGGCGGAGCGGCTGCGGGCCGCGCCGCGCTCGCTCGGTCGGAGGAAGAAGCGTTATGGCTAGGAAGTCGCCCAAGCTGACTGCTGCCAAGCGCCGTTCGCTTCCCAAGAGCCAGTTTGCGCTGCCGGGGCGGGACGGCTACCCGGTGGACACGCCTGGTCGGGCGCGGGCCGCCAAGGGAAGGGCCACGCAGGCGGTGAAAGCGGGGCGGATGAGCGAAGCCACGGCGGCCAAGATCCGCGCCAAGGCGGATCGCAAGCTGGGGCGCGGGGCGAAGAAGCGGTGAGGGACTACTCACGCATCCCCGCGACCACGCTCGAGACGCTGAAGGCCTGGATCGAGCACGGGCGTCCCATGGGCTCGTTCTGCACAGCCATCGTCAGCAATGATCTCCGCGAGGCCTGCATCCGCGCCGACGAGCGCAACCGCGCCGCCCTGTTTGAGATCGTCGCCTGGCTGCATAACTACGCGCCCATCGGATCGTGGGGATCGCCCCAGGCACTCAAGAGCTGGCCGCGCATGTTGTCGGCCAAGGCCAGCTCGGCCAGCAGGGCGGTGTAGGGACTTGGGGGGACTCGAAGTAGTGTAAGATGAGGAATCGAAATACCTGCCCGGGGGTCTGATTCCCGGGACACCCCTATCACCTGAAGCGCACCATGTACCGCCACGACTTTCTGAAGGTCCTGTGGATTGTGATTGTGGCGTCGCTCGTGCTCGCCCTCTACCGGCAATGGGAGATGCGCGCCAACTCGCGGGGCCGCTGATCTACGGCAGCTTCCGCTGCGGTGCTATGGCTTCGTCCTGATCCCAGACGCGCCGCCCCTCGAATTTCCCCAGCTTGATATGCCGCAGCCCCGGAAAACACCACAGCGTGTAGTAGTTCGAAGGATCGAGCAGGCGCGACTCCGCAGGGTAGAGTTCGAATGCCTCGCACTCGGGACCGGCCAGCTGATTTTTGATTTCCTGGAATTCGCGCCAGTCATGGCGCGCCGTGCCGTCGTGCGCGCTGATGCCCAGCTGGATCATGCCAGTGGAGGTGCCGAACACCTTGTCCTCGCGGCGGCGCAGCGTCACGTCGTAGAGATCGTTTCGCCACAGCTCGTCGGGATCATCAGGGGCCGCGTCCGGGCCGCGTTTCTCGACCAGGTCAAGCGGGTGATAGAGACCCGTCTCCTCTAAAGCCGCCAGGGGGTGATGTTTTTTCCAGGCGGCGACCAGCTCCGCCAGGTCGCGCTGGTAGTCTGTAATCTTGCGGTAGTCACGCAGGCGCTCACGCACGATCTGGTGTTTGATCTCGTCCGTCATCTCTCCTCCATTTTCTCAGCTCTTTTTTCTTGATTGCTGGGGCGGGGGTCGCGATAGGGATCACCCTTCCACTCTTCGATCGGGGGACAGGCGCATTCGAAGGCGTGCTGCCGGTGGATCGTACACCAGAATTCTCCGCAGCGGCAGGGAACCCAGGCGGGCCTGGCTTTACTGCGTTTTCCCTGTTTTTGTGGTGAAGCCGGTTTCTTCGTAGCGGCCTTCGTTGCGGGCAATGAATTCCTTCATGGCGGTCAGCATGTCCTGGCGGTTGACGCTGGCGATATAGCTCATCCGGCACTCCTCATTGCCGGACAGGCCGAACATCAGTAGCGCGAATCCATACTGCTCGCGGCTGTTTTGGGTGGCTTCCGCCAGGGCACCGCCTATCATTCTGGCGATGTCATTCATCACTTCCCGGACGCTCTCTTCAATGGGCTGTTCTTTTTCCATATTGTTTATGTCTTTTCTTCTCCCGCCGTCTCCGGCGCTTCGACGAATTCGGCTTTCTCGAATTCGGCTTTCAGCGCTTCGAACTCCTCCCCGGCGCGCACCAGGAAGTGGCCGCACAAAGCGAAGGTGCGGTCGCGGGCGGAGGCCACGAACAGGCCGCAGCTGACGTGTTTGCCTTCGGGGCGGTAAACGATACGGAAGATCATTTGCGGGCTGCTTTCTCCGGGTTGAGCTTGGCAGCCAGCTCGGCCTCCAGCCGGGAAAGGCGGGCGATGTTCCGGCGCTCCAGCGCTTCTCTCAATTCATGCTGCTGGCGGGCGGTCATCTGGTGCCACCTGCCGGCCCAGTGGCCCGCCCTCAAAAGATCGGTGTTTTCCATATTCAACTCCTTTTCTCCGATATTGAGATTCCGTGAGACTGTGAGACCGGTAGAGGGGTGAGACTGGTGGGACTCTATCCCCCTATATAATTTTTCTAATGATGTTAAGTTATAGATAAATAAGGACTTGTTGAGTCTCACCAGTCTCACCCCCCATAGCCTGTCTCACGTCTCTCCAGTCTCAGCAGTCTCACCTGTCTCGACGGTATCGCCCGTCTCACCAGTCTCATTCATATTGGTAACTTGCACGTCCTGAAATCTTTAGCCGTTCCACATCGGGGGCAAAGCGGTATGTTCCCCCCTTCGAGCGCCAGAGCGCGTCCGCCGAGACTAGCGCCGCCAGATGGCGGAACACGGTGGGGCGCGCAATCCCGAGCGGCTCCTCCAGGTCCTTGGCGGTGAACTCCTCGGTCCGGATATGGCGCTTGATCTCGTGGATCAGGTGATAGAGCGGAGCCGCCGCGCCGTCGATTACGTGCTCGAACAGGCCGCTCGCGGGATCGTAGCGCAGCGTCAGCTGGTGCTCTTTGAGATGGCGCGAGCGCAGACGCAGGAGGCGCTCCGGCGCGTCGATCCCCAGTTCGCGGTAGCGCGTGATGGCGATCTGGCACTCCGTCGCCATGGTCAACCCGAAGGTGCCCGCGCCTCTCGCGTCCCAGTCGAGGGCGCTGTTAGAGCGCGTGGTGATGGATTCGTGGTGCAGCAGCAGGATCAGGCAGGAGAGGCGCTTGGCGAGCGCGTCCAGTTCGGTGATGTCGCGGCGCTCTTCCAGCACGATGTCGCCGCCGGTCTTGTGTGCTGGCCTTAAAGCGGTGTAGCTGTCGAGGACCACCAGCACGGCTTGGGTGCGGGGCACGATGATTTCCAGCCATTCCTTGAAGCCCTCGCCGAGCGGAATCGGAATGCGGTCGGGACCGTAGTAGTGAATGGGAGCGCTCCTCGGCACCTGGGCGCGCAGGTAGATGTCCTTGAAGGTGGCGTTGCCGCCGGGATCGTCCTTCTCCATCACGATCACCGCTCCGGGGGCCTTGAGCGAGTAGTAATCAAACAGCGGGCGGCGGGTGGCGAGGGCGATCGCGACCTGGGCCGCGAACGCCGTTTTACCCGAGCGCTGCGCGCCGATCATCAGCGCCAGGCCGCGCCGGGGCAGAAGGTTCTCGATCAGCGTCTCAGGCAGCGGGATGTCCAGGTCGAGGACCTCGGCCACCGTGAGAGGCGAGGGCAGCACCGCCTCGCGCTTCTCTTCGGGAGCGGGCTCTTGGTCCCCGGGCCCCGCCCGGTAGCGCTGGGCGATGTCGGCGGCCAGGGTTTCGATGTGGTCGCGCGCGTACGGCTCTTCGCAGCGCTGCTGGTTGATCTCCCAGAGCGCCGCCAGGATTTCGGGGTGGCCGCAGCCCTTGTGGCGCATGGCGCAGCCCATCCGGAACAGCGTGGGATGGCGCTTGCCTTTGGGGATGCGCTCGGGCAGCTCGAAGGGCTCCGTCGGGCCCGTGTGGTGATTGGCCGCCGCCATGATTTCCACCACCAGCCAGGGATTGGCGGGGTTGATCCTCTCTTCGAGGATCGACTTCTTGGCGGTGTCCCACACGTATTCCTTGCCCGAGGGATGGATCGAAGGCGGCACCACGATGTAGCCGCCTTCGCCCTTGACGTCGATCCCTGGCCAGACCCCGTTGTGGCAGGGCATCTTCGCCCCGGGGGGATTCTGCCAGAGAAGCTGCGAGCCGCCGCCGCCGGTCATCTGCTGGATAGTGTCGGCGAGCGCGGTGTGGCGGGCCACCAGGGCCATGAGTGAATCGTCGCCGCCGTGGCGCGGATCGACGTCCAGGGCCCAGAAGGCGACGCCGGTGGGAATTCCGATATTGGCCTTGGGCCACTTCTTCCACCACTGGCGGATAATGGTTTCGTCCAGGGTGGCGTCTTTGTGGCCGTGCGCGGTGAGGGGCTCCTTGGCGCGCGGCTTGAGCGGGAAGACCGGCCAGCCCAGGCGGGCGGCGTAGGCCAGTGCGGCTCTGAGGAAAGGATTTTCTTCTTTCATCGGGCTTGTCCGGGGGAGGTGCCGGGGGTGGATGGATGGCGGCGCGGGAAAACGCCGCGAAAATCAAAGGGCCGGGAGACATGGGCTAGCCTTTCTTCTGGTAGCGGTCGAGCCACTCGATGAGCGCTTCGAGGCTGTCGACCACCGCCACCGGCACGCCGTGGCCGTCCAGCTCCAGTTCGCGGATCTTCATCACCTGCGCGGGCGAGAGCTTCCCGCCCGGGCGCTTAACCTCCATGAAGAAGAGCGGAATTACGTAATCCGGCAGGCCCGGTTCGCCGACGGTGACGGGCCGGGGGTTTTTGCCTAGGGTTGTGAATAGTCCCGATTGCAGCCGTACCGGGCGGTAGCGGTGCAGCGCCAGGTAGTCGAGGCACTGCTTCTCCACGTCGTTTTCCGTGAGCTGGATCTTGCCGGGCGAGCGTAAGCGGAAGCGCGCCATCACTCCTCCTCGTTGAAGCGCACCAAACGGAATTGGCCGTTATCATGCTCCAGGCGTCCGTCCACAGGCCAGGGGATGATGCGCTTGAGGGTCTTGGGAGTGTAGTCGCTCTCCTGCAAATCGCCGTATTCGTCGTACCACTCGCGATAGCGCGTTCCGGCCTCGCGCAGCTCGCAGGATGCCAGCTGGCCGCTGCGGTCGAGGACGAAGATCTCCTCGTTGGCATTGAATTGGCTGGTGTAGCGGATCCCGGCGGGCACGCGCCATT